AAGAAGAAGTCACCCATTAATTCACCACCAAATTTACGTAAATTAAATGCATTGAATTCTGGATTACCACTAGAATTTGGATCTCTTCCAGCAATAGCAACCTGTTTAGAAGTATTTTCAGTAACAAAATACCTTGTATAAGTCATGGATACTGTAGTCTTTAACAAACTAGAACCCTCATAAGATAGTGGAGAGGAACTTATTTGTTTTGGATAAGCATCTACAAAATGATATTCTAATAGATTAGATGATTTTGATTCTCTCTTTGGATGTGTCCAACCCATATCTCTCTCATACTTAACAATATTCAATTTAGTTCTATATCCACTATTATTACCTGTCTTCGCTTGACCATCACCATCAGGATACCTTGCTCTCATAACAATATTTTCCTTATCTAGATTCTGTACCCTACCATTTTTATCAATCTCACCACATATAAATTTCATCCAATAATCAAAAAATCTAATTTGCTTATAACCACTATTAACGGTAACTAAGAATGTAAAGTCTATAGTCTCATCATACATTCTCCTATAACCATGTCTCTCAGTTACACCAGCATAATCATTAGTCTGCTCCAATGTAGCAATACTAGATCCTGGTAGAGATGCCTCCTGACAAGAGAGCTCAAGGAGTTCTCCATCATACAATGATGGATTCTGTGCTTGTATAAATCCTGGAAGAGGGAACACTACAGAATAGAATGAAGACAAGGACGGATTCATAATCCGTTCTTTTAATTTATTCATCCTAACGCCAGGATTGATTGGCGGTAAACTTGCCATCTAAATATTAATAATTAGTCTATTACTACATATTTATACTAGATGAATGAGAGTGTAAAAAGCAGGTACAGACCAAAGAACCCTGCTAAGTACAAAGGCAACCCAAATAATATCATTTGTAGAAGCAATTGGGAGAAGAAATTCTGTCGATGGTGCGATACTAATGAGAGTATTATCCTATGGGCAAGTGAAGAGTTCTCGATCCCATATCGTTCACCTCTGGATAATAAAATGCATAAGTATTACCCAGACTTCCTTATTAAAGTTCAAGAGGGTGGTGGTGCTATAAGAGATTATGTAATAGAGGTAAAACCTAAAAGGCAATGTAGTCCACCAAAGAAAAAATCTAAAGTAACAAAGGGATATATCTATGAATCTAAAGAATATGCTAAAAACCAAGCAAAATGGCATGCAGCACAAGACTGGTGTGCTGATAGAAGACTAATATTTAAAGTTATAACTGAAGACGAACTAGGAATAAAATACAAATGACTCTCTTTAAGGAAATAGAAGAACAATTTTCAGATAAGGATGGTAGATCATCATTCTTCTATAGAAGAGCGTTTAGAGGATTAGTCACATCATATAAAAATAATCCCCGTAAGTTTATATCAGATGAAAAAAAGGATCGTGAAGGTGAAGATGAGAATCTTCTCAGAAAAATACCTAGAATGGGACATTTAATGATGTTCCAATATGAGACAGAATCAAAGAATTTAAAGATGTTTGATGAATATCCATTAGTATATGTAATATCAATAGATGGTAGAAGTTTTACTGGATGCAATCTACATTATATACATCCAGGCAAAAGACAATTGGTAGTAGAGAACTTAATGGAGGATAGATTAAATCTACCTCGCAACTCCGTGTCTAAATATAGTATGGCTAATGTAGGTCCACTGTTAGATATTGCAAAAGGTGAATGGGCAAATGCAGCAAATCTTCCTATAGAGGATTTTGTATCTATTAAAGATGGTAAACAACAACGTCTTCTGAATAATAAAGTTTGGAGTGAAACCAATAAAACTTTTAGAGATATGATTAGGGGCGTTAGAAGATATCAAGGATACGGTAAAAATGATTCAGACTTTAGGTAATGGCTAAAGAAAAAGCAGTAGTAAAAACTGGTGTTGATGGTAGAGAGATTTATGAATCTCCTTCATTTCCAATAAACTATACCCAAATGATTGGGTCTAGTAATAGTTTGCTTGGCCCAATACCAAAAGTCCAAACCAAAAAAATAAAGATAGAATTTGATCCAAACTTTAAAAAGACAAAGATATACGAACAAACTCTAGACGCATCAGGAAATAATAATGGATTGTCAAACAATGAGTTGATGGCAAGTGTTGGTATGGATGGTAAGTATGCTGATGTTAATACCTCAAGTTATCCAGGTATTGATGCAGCATTAGCAGATAAAAATTCTATAGTAAACAAAATATTAGCAAAACAAATAATTGAAACCTTCCAAGAAGGATTTGAAGCAAAGAATGGTAGACCTCCAACTCAAGCAGAAACAGAAGAAGGTATAGGTAGAGAAGCAGAGAACTACTTTAAAGCAGCAGCAGTTCCTGATAAATTCCAACCAGCAGGTAAAAAAGGAGATCCAAACTCTGATGATCAAGATTCATCAATACCTTCAGAAGGAACATTAAAGTCAATGGATGGGACAAGATCTCAGATCAAAGGTAAGATGTCTCGTCCTGTTAATAAGGGACAAGATCTAATATATCCAGAAAAAAGATCTAAGGATGCCGACTACATCTCATTTACTGCACTTGAATATTCTGCAAGAGCAATTAACAATGATAGTAGTGGATTCTCATTTGGTGCTAGAGAAACTAAAAAAGTAGGTGGTACTGTCGCACTACCTATTCAATCTGGTATTGCAGATTCATTCTCTACTGGATGGAATGAAGATACTATGAACCCTCTACAAGCAGAGGGTGCAAAACTCGCTAAGGGAGCGATGAATGATAAAATGAAGGAATCCCTACAAAATACAGCAAAGAAAGTACAAGGTGCTGAGGGGGAAATGAGCACCATGATTGAAAATGTATTTGCTGGTGAAGCAGTTGGAGCAAACGTTCTAACAAGGATGACTGGTGGAATAATGAACCCTAACTTAGAATTACTATTCCAAGCACCACAATTAAGACCCTTTAATTTTAATTTTAGACTAACTCCTAGAAGTAAATCAGAGGGTATAATTGTTAAAAAAATTATAAAATTCTTTAAGCAGAATATGGCTCCTCAGCAAGAGAAGACTAAATTATTCTTAAAGACACCAAATGTATTTGGTATTGAATATAAACATAGATCATCTACGCACCCAGGATTAAATAGTATCAAAGGTCCATGTGCATTAACTGCCATGAATGTTGACTACACTTCAGAGGGAACTTATATGACTTTTGAAGATGGTACTATGATTTCATATGTTGTCTCATTATCCTTTATGGAACTTGAGCCAGTTTACAATAGTGATTATGAGCAATTCAGTGAAGACGAAATAGGATTCTAAGACTATGCCAACTTATTTTAGAGGAATACCAGATTTTAAATACATCAGCAGAGATCCAAAATATGGAACTGCTTTAGATGACTATGTTATCGTCAAAAATTTATTTAAAAGAGGTAAGTTAAGATCAGACATCTTTGAAAATCTAGCGTTCTTTGAAAAGTACACTGTAGAAGGTGATGATAGACCAGATAATGTAGCAGAAAAAATATATGGAGATGCAACTCTTGATTGGGTTATTCTACAAGCAAATAATATACTAAACGTATATGAAGAATGGCCTAAAACTCAAATAGCATTTGATAAGTTTTGTATAGAGAAATATCAAACATACGATAATTTATATGGTGGAATACATCATTATGAAACATTAGAACATGCTGATACTGAAGGTATTGTAATACTTCCTGCTGGTAAGATAGTTACTAAGAGTTTTTATGATGCTCCTGAATATGCAGTAGAAACAGATAAAGACATTAACCTTCCTGGATTAATTCCAGGAGTATATGCAGAAGGAACTTCAACTGTAGGTGGTAGTAATGGAGAAGTTACAGGTTTATTCATAACAGGTCCAGGTGCAGGTTATACTGATATTGGTAGTGTAACTATATCTGCTCCTGGTGCTGCAACTACTGCAACTGCGACATGTACTTTAAATGCTCCTCCAGATGATATGGAGGTTGGACA